TAATCATTTTGTTTACCTATTGTGTCTCGTAGAGATTAACCTACGGATGAAAAGAACCTCGACTTGGTTCTGTTTGTAACCTTTTGTTACTTTAATTGCCTGAAAGACAAAAGGTTAAGTATTTATACTAGCAGGGTTTTTGAGACCTGTCAAGTGGGTGGGTTTTCCGTATTCTCTGGTGCTTTCGCAGCAGAGCTTCCAGCAATCCGACCCAAGTAAGGATCATAGTTCATCCACTCTCGAATGTCAACATCAGTGCCTTGATGCTGCCAATACCCAGACAGTGCAGCGTGTGGACCCTTATGAAAGACTCCAATGTGCTCTGCATGAATGGTTGATCCTAGTGCAATATTGTAAAGAAATATTGGAATAGTATATGTTTTACCAGTCTCAAGAATAGTATCCTCTGAAACTGCTCTTGGTTTGACTCCATTATCAAGTTTGTACTTATCACCGCGAATATGATGCTTCATTATCTTTGCAGCATGATGACGGGAAATCAAATAAGCTGCAGCAGAGAAGTCATTAATATACTTCAGATGTAGTTTGACATGAATATCACCTGTTGTGATTGCAGTCATTTGAATACAATCCCAATCATAAGGAAGAAGACCAGAAAATTCTTGCCAAGTAAAATTCCAATACTTAACAGTAGAAAAATCTACATCATCTTCAAGGATCATACAGTACTCATCGTCAGTCTCTTCATAAAAATGTTTAATTGCTTTCAGATGAGACATACAACATCCAAGTTCTGTCTGACTTACATTGTCAGGTATTCTCCCCTTCAAATGTTCAGCAGCATCATCTTCTCTTGCATCATATCCTGAGATGCGAGTGTGGTTATTAATATTCCAATACTTAAACTGCTCTTCCATGTAGAACCGTCTATCAGTATCAGCATCTAAATTCAACCAATAGATTGCAGGGAGACCTTGAAGTTTATGTGTGGACTTATTCTTGTCCATTTTACTAAATGCGTGTCCATCCATCAGGTACTACATCCTTTGTATCGTGATCTTTCGTATAACCATCAGTGCCAAACCACTGTTGAGGAGCAATTACTGTGCCCCTATTAGCAATCCATGCACCCCACCAAGAGAATGAGGAGTTGGCAATAATGAAATCAGAACAGAGTGTCATAAGACAAAGGTCTACCCTGTTGTCATCATTCTCAGAGATCAGGAAACGATCTCCAGAGAATAACTCTTGCTCATTACACCATGCAGGATCATCTGAAAACACAATCACATTGCGATCATCATCAAAGTGCTTCAGTGCCTCTTCATAATACTCCAAAGTACAGGGAGGATGGTTGGCACTGTTAGTTACATAGTCAGTGCGACGAACATGAAGTGCGATAGGATTATCTACAGTCTTGATCATCTCCTTACAAGGATTTAGAATCTCATCCTTGAAAGTAAAGTCATCTTGGATCTCTGCTTTGATATGTCTGAAGTATTTTTCTGTTTGAAAATATCCTTGCAGACTTACATTGTCAGGACATCTATAGAATAGTTCTTCATCATAATGAAAATGTCTTTCATGGACCGTGGTTGCTTGTCCACTATCCAAAAGTCCAATATTCGTATTCAGATCAAACGAGTCAAATAACTCAGTCCGAAGCATATTACCAATACCATCATTCACTGCATCCTTATGGAGTGGAATGGTGATGTTTGTTCCAATATTTCTTGCTATCCCTTTGAGAGCAGCATACTGGAACATCTGATTACCAAGACGACCCATTCGTCCCAGCGCATTAAATCCAATCATTTCAGTTGTGCGTTGCGTTTTTTCAGATAATCCTGGTTCTTATAATACTCTTGAAGTTGTGCTTTGTCAAACTCTATTAAAGTATCGTGTAGGTTTTTGTTGTTTTGAATAAATGGATTTGTAAACCAAGAGTTATTGGTTCTTGCATGTTCCATGTGATATACATGTGCATCAAGCCTACACACATTATATCCTAGTTTGTGAAATCTAAAGTATCTTTCATCATCCTCATACCCATATGCGATGAAGTTTTCATTCTCCAATCCACCTTCAATATATTTTTTAGTGGAGAAGAATTGGCAGAATCCATACTTAGCATCATAGACCCTAGAACTCTTTCTAAGAATAGAGAGATCATAGTCACCATTGATAAACTCAGATACTAATTCATCCGTAGCAAAGATTTGGAACTGCCAGTCACCATCACCATAAGGATATACAACATCACAATCACCAGAAGTAATTTTTTCTTCAGATGTTACATATGATTCTAATGGAAGTAGAATATCACAGTCATAGTTTACTACAACATCTGTGGTAGTCATCATGACCATATCATTTAACAATCTGGTGCGATGAAAATATTCCTCTTGGTTCTCTTCAAATACATGAGTCAACCTATCTGCTTTATCTCCAACACATTCTCTAATTTGTGGCAATGCTTTCTTAGCAAAGACAGAAGTTTTATCAGATTCCTTTACAATGATTTGGCAGTTTGTATTATCAAGAAGATAGATTGAACTTACAATAACATTTCTAAGTCTATCATCTGTTTCAATCCTGAGAGGAATGATAAAAGTAGTGTTAGATAATTTCGTCATACCACCTTCCAACCTTCAGGAATCAAATCATCCATATGATAATGATCATATGATGGACCAAACCACTTCTTAGGTGCGATCACAGTCTTATCAGGATTATCAATCAACCATGCACCCCACCAAGAGAATGAACTGTTGGCAATGATAGCATCAGTACAGAGAGACATTAAGCATAGATCAGTCCAGGGCACTCTCTGCCCATCATCCAGTTCATCAGTGCTTTCAGAGAGAATGAAACGATCTGGTTTGAAGAAGTCCTGTTCCTGACACCATTCAATATGGTCTGAGAACACAACTACAGGAATATCCTCAGGGAACTCTGCAAGTGCCTTCTCATAGTAATCAAATGTGCAGACAGGATGCGTTGCTTCTAAGTTCACATATGCCCAAGGGAGTTTAGGATCACCACGACGAATGTGTAAGAAGATCTTACGATCACTCTCAATACTATCCATCATCTCCTTACAGGGTTTGTAGATAGAATCCTGAAACTGAAAGTCCTCACGTAGTTCTTTCTCTACATTCTTAAAATATTTTTCTGTTTGAAAGTATCCATCAAGATTTACATTATCAGGACACTCATTAAAGAGTTGTTCGTTAAAATGAAACTCTTTCCAAATAGCCCAAGGAAGATTATCAGGAATACCATAATGCTCCTCTGTAGCACCAGTCATCTTGAATGTTTCAAACATACAATAGTTGTTCTCACACCCATACTCATCCACTCCAGACGTGCCTGGAGGAGGGATGACCCAATCAAACCCACGATTAGCGGCAATGCCTCTTAGAGAGGCATATTGGAACATCTGGTTGCCAAGACGACCAGACTTACCAAGTTTATTAAATGATAGCATCAAACATACTCCTTCTTCATTTCATTATACACTTTTCTAATACCAACATCAATAGTAGTCTTAGGAACCCACCAGTTTAAAATATAATTATCTGCTTCATTCCTCTTGTCCATCTGAACACTATCCTTTGCTAAACCAGGTTTGATCTCAATATCATAGTTACCATCAACAGCAAAGCACCCTTTGATAATGGAAGCAACCTCTTTAATTGTCTCTGACCTGAATGATGTAATGTGAAGTGGATCTTCTGGTTTGAAGTCAGTATAGTTTTCCATAACTGTTTCTAATGCTTCACAGCAGTCCTCAGCATAGAGGAACTGACGTTCTTCAGTGCCATCAGTCATCATCTCAAATTGACCTTCTTCAAATCCCTTACGGATAAAGTCAGTGATGACATGTGCTTTTTCATGATCCTTCTCAATACCATAGACATTCCAGAACTTAACAGTCAATCCTTTCAATGCCGTAGTATGAAGTTCACCTACTCTCTTCATCACACCATAGGGTGAGTAAGACATGTTGCTCATCTGAGATGATGCAAACACAAATCTCTTCTTATATTTGTCCAGCAAACGAAAAGTATTTGCCATCATGCGAGTATTGTTATTAACAAACTCAAACGTATGTTGATACTTCTTTAAGTAACGTGAACCACCCACATCAAAAGCAAGAAAGAAAACAAAATCAGCATACTGAATTGCGTTTTCTACTACAGTATTGGGTGTCACTCTTAAATCATATTGAGGTCCATTTACAATATCAACATTGGTTACATGGTGTCCTTTATCCTTCAAGTAATCAGATAGATAAGCACCGATCTGTCCGGCAGATCCTAGGATTGTAATGTTCATATGTTCAAATCAATTGCCGTAAGTGTGGTTTGCTACAAAAACTTTAAAGTTCCAGTTGTGTTTTTCATACTCTAGGTTATTAATTATATTAGCATTATATCCAAGAGAAGAATCAGGAGTAAACATTGGACACCCTTCTTCGGTGATCCTTTGTAAGTTAGAATAGATTGTACCATATTTATCCATCACATCGGAACCTCCCCATGCAATAATATCAAGAATACCATAGTCCTTCACTCCAGTTTGAATCCAATCTGGACCAGGTTGAACATCAAAGACATGCAATTTACTTTGATCATAATCTTCAAACTCACCAGGAGATTGTAAGAATAGAAGATCACTTCTCATACGAATAACATAATCATACTTAAAGTTATTCTCCTGCTCATACTCTTTCTTCAGTTTGATTGCTTGCTCAATACCATAGAACATGGAGATCTGATGATCTTTTGGATGAGTTGCGTGCCATTGTATTCTCCAAGTATCAGAGAACATGTGCTCAAAGTTTCTTGGACGTTCGTAAGAAATCTTTTTTGGTTTCCAGTTCTCATCAATCCAATCTTTAATCCCAGCATCTGGCCATGTTCCTTGACCAACGTCTGATCTGAACTGAGATCCAACTAATGATTCATCAAACCATAAATGTGCAAAAACGTCTACATCATTTTGACCTAAACGAAAATGTTGTTTATGATTTTCATGGCACTCAAGAATACTTCTAGGTCTTCCTGAGTAACAAAGGGCAATTCTTGTCATGATACCATATGAGGATAATCTGTACAGATGCCATATGGCACTTCGTCTTTAATATGTGTTTTAAAACTATCTACCATCTCCCAATCAAGAAGTGGAATAATAGTTTTGTCATCAAAAGTTTGTTCTACATCATGCAACCAAATTTTTTTATTTGATGTATATGAATATGGATCACCAGTGTGACAAAAGGATTGAAATATTTCACAAGTCTTTGCTGCTTCTACATTTTTACAATGCAACCAAAGGTTATCTTGTCTCTTAAAGAACCAATTCCAGGTTACTTTATATTGTGGTCCATCATGACCTAACCAAAATTCACCATCAATATCCCATACATCAATCTCCACATCATACCCATTACCAAGAGCACAATCAATGTAACTAGGAGCATTCTCTCTACCAGGAACTCGTCCTCGGATATTACCTCTGTGAGATATAATTCTCATACTTCCTCAATGCGTAATGACTTGTCCTCAATGAAGAGATCATAAAATGGTTTATCAACACGGAGTTCATGATACTTACATCCCCAATCTGATAATTGTTGCTGTGTCAGATTAGTCCAGTCGATCTGTTTTCTACTTCCTCTTGCTGTCCAATACACAATTGTATTTCCTTGGTCATACAATTCATTAATCTTATCAATGTTATTTTGAATTGGTTTTGCTTTGGTGTAATCATGAGTTGTTCCAAAGTCTGTAGATGATTCTCGATTACAAATCGTTTCATCAATATCAACATAAATCACTTTCATTGATACATTTTTCTCCTGTGTTTTTCACTTGGACATTTATCTATCTCACTAACTTGATCGTCCGTAAGGAAATTAGTTTGTCCAAGAACCTTAGACCCAATAAAAATCTCTGCGGATTTTTCACACATCATTGTAGATGCAATACATTCTTTGTGAGAAGAGGATGCTGTTATTATACCATGATTTTCAAGTAATATCAATTTAGGAAAGTATTGATACTCTTCAACAAATATTGTTACATACTTAATGATCTGTTCCAGTAAAGGTTTCCCTGGCATTGCATAAGGAACTACACAAGACTTAGCACCATTCCTCACTACTTGATCAGGAAATAATCTATGGTCTGCAAAAGAATAAATCTGCTCAGAGCACAACACCTGCATAGTCTTTGCTGGATGAGTGTGAGCTACAAAATTAATATCTTCAAACTCTCTCAAAATCCATGCATGAAACCCAGTTTCAATACTTGGTTTTGGTCCCAATGAATCAAAGGGCACACCTGTCATCTTACACGCAATCATCTCAGTTTTTCCAAGATTAGTCAGTGAAGCACCACTTGCCTTCATCCAAAAACTCTCATCATCTCTTACAGAGACATTACCTTCACCACAAATGGCGTAAGGACTCAATGCCCATGCAAGTTCTAGTATTGAGGTGTCCATTTGTATAAAAATTTGGATAGTTTATTTAGATCTGCTTTCCAAGGAGAATTGAGGCCTCCAGAGATAGATAACGATCCATCACTTTCAATAGACTCTTCTTTCTTATCAGTAAATTCAGTATACTCAAAATGAGTAAGGTCTGTATGTTCCATAGAATATCCAAATCTAAAATTCACATCAAAGAAAGTTGGACTATCAATGGAGAAAACTTTAGTTTCTGGTGGAGAGAATATGACATTACACATTCCACCACCAATTGGACCTGCAACATACTTTGCATTCCTAAACATACCAACCTTCTCCTCCATTGTCAAGTTCTCACAGAATACTTCTTTGAAACCCTGATCAATGAACATCTGTGCAACTTCATCTTCATTGACACACTTACGACGTTCTGTATAGTTTGTTCCAATGTTTGATGTGTCACCATTTAACCAGGTGCGACGAGAGATATAAATCTTCTCAGGGCCCACATAGTCACTCTTCATCTGATTAACGACATCAAATACTCCTTTATGTGGACGACAATTAGATAATCCATTATGTGTCAATGATGATGAAATGCATACACTATTATACATCACATCTGTGTCAAGAAATACTACATCTTTTTTAGTGATCCCCAACATTGCAAGACTATCCCACACAAATGGATAAAGATCATCTTGTCCTTCTGGAGGACTGACAAGTAGTTTCATGTCAGGATGAATATATTTTTCATTGAAGTAAGAATATAGATATGGCAGAGTATCATATATGAAATGATAATAGTTTGACATGTTATACGCAAAGTAGAACATTGGAACATCACAAGTCTTTCCTAAGGGAATATGCTCTATCTCATAATTCATACCACTAGTTTCATATACAGTTCCTCTATCAAGAGACATAAATTTTTCTCTGAGAGGAAGATATAATCTTTTATTTTTATAAGAATATACAAGAGGTAGTGGATAATGTTTTGATATCCCAGTAATTTTTACACAACTAAAATATGCAACTTCTATAGTTCTACCACTTTTATCCGTAGTAGATATTTTTCTTGTAGGACCATGGTCCCAATATCTAATTGGTAAAGTAATCTTTGCCATAGTCATAAGGATGCCAATCCACTTTATGAAAAAACTCTTGCCAGTATCTATATGTCTTCAGATCATTGGGAGTTCCCCAACAAATATAGTGATCAATCTCAAAGTTCTTTACTGTATATCCCAAATCAATTGCCTCATTCAAAAGATTATCAACATAAAATTCACCATTTGTTCGTTCATCTTTTTTGTATAGATTCTCTAAAGAACTAAAATATATCTGTTTATTTCTAAAAAACATTGTACCGACAATAGCATATTCATCTATGGGATTTGTTCCTGTAAAATTTTTTACATTTACTTTGGTGACATTTCCAGATTCATCCACATCCAACCAAGAGTACATGTTAGGATTACGATATGCTGTGTAGTTATTTCTATAACTCCACACTACTATATCATTGTTCTGGTCCTCAATTAAGTCAGCAAACTTATCCGAGTCATACAGTGCTCCATTATCACATGCTGATAAAAGAATTGAAGTATCATCATCCACTTCATTAATAATTCTTTCTGTTGTACAAGCCTGTCCTTCTAGAACACCATCAATCCATACAACATTTCCAAAATCATCTAAAGGAAGCATACTCATGTGTGAATTGAGGCAAGCATATATTGTCTCATCTGTTGTGGGAAGACAATGCTTTGCTTGATCCACCATATACTGACCATTAATTTCAATGAATGGTTTAGGAATACCAAAACCTTCCTTTGAGAACCTACTACCTGCCCCTGCCATCGGTAAAGCAGTCACACAGTTCTTAATTTTTAATGGTTTATTTCCTTCCATTACTGCACGATAGTAATCAGACCATTGCTGATACATCTTCACATCTAGTGGTGTTCCCCACTGAAGCATGTTTGGGACCTCATATACAGTGTTGTATAATCCATCCTTGATCATCAGATTGTGAACCAAACTAACATAATATTCTCCATTAATATTAACATCTTCATCAATCAATTTCTGAAAGTAGTACTTTACATACTTACCTTTCTTGAAGTAATAAGTTCCAGTAGAAGCAAACTCTGACATCTTGTCGTCAGTAAATGGTCTCTTCTCACGAATCTCTTCGATTTGATATGACCCCATTCTCAATCTACAGAATGCATAATTATCACTACCCAACATATGAGGATGAAATCCTGTATATGAAACTACGCATCCATCACATTGAGTATCATCTACATGAGATTTAAAATCATCATAATCCCAGTTCATAGAAAAATCACAGTAATTTACGATGACTTGCTCCTCATCATCGATGTCCTTCAATGCCTGAAGAACGCTGTGAACTGGACCTAACTTGTGAGGATCAATAACTCTAATCGAAGATCCCTCGGGGAGTTTGTGAAGTAAGAGACCTGCAACATCTGTTTCATCATGATGTTTCCTATTCAGAATGCAGACAAACTCAGTATCTTTAGGATACAGGTCAATGATATGTTCGATGACAGTTTTACCATCAATCTCTAAAAGATACTTCGGTAATGTGTATCCAGCATCCATGAACCTGCGGCTCATACCTGACATAGGGATAACAACTTTCATATCAATCTCCTTTAATTACTCTATAACTATCTTCATCAAAATGTTCCGTAGAAAATTCAAAAAGTTCAGATGGTTCTACTGCAATCATCTGATGTCTTAATCCACGATAGATGTGAAATTTATCTCCTGGTTCTAAGATACAATCCTTTGCTTTTGCCAGGTCATCACTATCACCATAGTACAGAAGTATTCTACCAGATTGTAGGTAAAATGTTTCATCTTTTAAGTTGTGATAGTGCCAAGAACACCTCTTCCCTTCATTAAAGAAAAGAAGTTTACCACAATACTCCTCAGTATTAACAATCCATTTTTCATATCCCCAACCTTTAGGGACACGTTTAATTTCCGAAGAAGTCATCAGAGTGGATTCCTTTATCATCTATGTAGTAGTCTGCTGAAGGTTTACCAAGGAATAATTGATGATACTTACATCCCCACAAACTTAATTGTATCTCTGTAAATTCGTAGAATTCTTGCTTTGCCAGGTCCGCATTATTCTTATACCGACCCATTCCTCTGGCAGTAAGATATACGATGGTATGACCCTCGTCATATAGTTTATTTATTTTATCAATACGATCCTGAATTGGCAATGCCTGCTCATACCTCATCTCATCTGTAGGACCAGGGATGCATATAGTACCGTCGATATCAATCACATATCTCATTTACATCCCTCTCAGATAATACATAGGTTCCAAAATGTGTTACAGCAATCGCAGCTGCTTTATTTGCATATGGTATTGCTTTTTCTATTTTAGCATACAAGAGATAAAAGTAAACAAGTGCAGATAAGAAAGTGTCACCAGCACCACAAACATCAAATACTCCTACTCCAACTCCTGGATAGTTTATACCTTGATAATCTGCACCTCCAGAACCTTTGGTTACAATTAAATTATTAGATTTAGTTTCTAATTTAGAATATTCATCAGCATTTATTTTGACATATGCATTATCTGTGGGTAATACTTTTTTCTTACTATCAATAAAGACAGGCCCATCAAACCACTCAACCAGTTCAAACATTCTCTCAGTTGTAATAAATCCCTTATCATAATCCGATATGACAAGAGCATCAAAGTTATTTTCTGGTAGATCATAATCAAGAGGTTTAGTAGGATTCTCTACATCAACTCTAAGAAGTTGTTGATTATACCTTTCATCAATAAATCTACGTTTAACAATCTTTTCTTCTTGAGTGAGGATATAAACCTCAACTCCAAATGACATGAGATTCTCTCTCACATTCCATGCCATTCCATTCTGAGTTTCTACTCTAGTTTTTTTAAGAATGGGGACTGGTGCTTCTGGGTTAAGTCTTTCACATATCCCATAAACATATTCATCGGTACAACTATCTCCGATCAATAATACTTTGAATTGTTTTTGTTGTGGCATAATCACCTATTCGATCAAAGAATCTAAGTTCAGCAGCATAATAAGATCCAATTACAGACTTTCCTTTCCAGTCTGATCCTACGATCATTATATCAGGTTTATATGATTTTATCATACATTCTAACTCTTCGTCACAAGAAAAAGTATCGACACTATCTACTGCTTTTAAATTTTCAAGAAAAAACTTTCTTTCTTCTTGACTATGTATAGGTCTGGTAGGACCTTTCTTTTCCTTTACTCTATCATCAGTATCAATTCCAACTAATAAAAAGTCTCCCAAACTTTTTGCATAGTTTAGGAGTTCAATGTGGCCTCGATGCAGAATATCAAACGTTCCGTTGACGAATATTTTCATAGACATATTGAAGAGATTTTTGTAGTCCGTCAAGTTCAAGTCCTAACTTTAAAAGTTCACCACCACTTCCACAATATGATCTATCATATCCAGATTCTAGAACATCAACAGGAACTTCATGGTCAGAAAGATTGTTAATCATATCAGCAACTTCTGAAAGGAGAACTGTTTCTGGATAAACAAGATTAAGTTCTTTAGGAAGATTGCTACCACTCTTAAGATAAAGATCAATAACTTTGAACGCATCACGGACACCAAAGAAATCCATGAACTTATCTTTAAATACTACAATCTCACGTTTGTTAATGTAATTAATAATGTTTGCTGTAGTAAACATATCCTTTGGAGCACATGCACCAAATACATTAAAGAACCTCAAGTTATATACATGATTAAGTTGACGACAACGTTGAGTGATCAAATACTTTGAGAGTCCATAGTAATCAGTAGGAATTCTTTCTCCAAAGTTTCTTTCATCTACTTTAAAGATATCATCCTGACGACCATATGCAGCACCACTACAGATGTTAATCATTGGAATTTTTTGTGCTGCTAGATTCTCAAACATCATCATGTTATTATAGAAGTCATCAGCAATGTCCGCACGGACACGACGACCACCACGAATAGCAGCATGAATAATAAAATCAATCTCCCGATGACGGAAGAAAGAATTTACTGCATCAAAATTTGAGTAGTCAATATTGTAACACTGAACCGAATGATCTTCTTCTAGGAGAGGAATGAGTTCTTTTCCCAGATTACCACGATTTCCAGTAAATAAAATTTTCATCGGCGGAGGTTAATGTAAGATGGTTTTTTAGAGTATAAGAATTTTTCAATATCAACATCTTCCTTACTCTCAGGTCTAAACACTTCAATACCAGGAAGTGCTTCTAAGACCTTTGTATCCTCACATGCATAGTGAGAGAACCCACAGGGTCCATAGTCGTCATCACGACCACTACCTACCAATTTAACAGGGATTTGTTCGTGGTGCAAATAGTTGCGGATAAACTCAAACGGACGATACAAAACAAAAGGAGTGATGGAGTAGCACACAGGAATCTTACCTTCCATAGCAAGACCCACACCCATACCAATCATCAATTGTTCTGCAGCACCAGGGTTAATTACCCGATCAGGATAATCTTTTCTTAGGTGATCGAACACTCTATATCCAACATCACCAACAAGAAGAAAGATGTCCTCATTCTTCGCCATTTCCTCAGTTAGGAGTTCTTGAAATCTACGTCTCATAATGATGCAATAGCCTCCTTATATTGTTCTTCAGTAAAGTTGGTATAGTGTGCATGAAGACTATCATCAAGTCCAAAGTGATTCACTTTAGTTCTATGGAACTTGAGATTAGATGGACAAAATGCCCTCATTCTCTGCTCAAGTAAAAGAATATTGATTGCATCATATGCTGCCCATCCATTCGCATTCACATGAACTGAGATGTTATGTACACCTGCATCATTAATGTACCTCAGTGCCTCCCATACAGACCCCTCAGTGCTCTCTCCATCAGAGATCATACAATGAACATGTCTGTTGGGATTAGCAATAGCACGACCAACTGAAACACAAATACCCATACCCAAACTACCAGTGGAACAATGAATATGATTCAATTCATTGCGTTTAGGATGCTCTCCATACTTATCAAGGAGTTCCTGAGCATCAAGTCCATAATACTTCTCAAGGACAACGTAAAGTGCTACTACAGCATGTCCATTAGATAAGATAAAGATGTCATCTTTGTTCTTGTTCTTGTAGATATCATCAATAATATGAAGACATGAAAAATAACTCCCTAGATGGTGAAGTTTATTTTCATAACAAATATCAAGGAGTCTACGATAAAGTTTCTTCATCAATAAACGAGCATACAATCTGCTTGAAGTTTTTCAACAGTCCTTCCAAATCCTTTTAATCGATCAGAAATCTTATTGAAGTTCTCTGCCATCATACCACGTTCTTCAAAATCATGCACCTCCACATAGAGACCATCAATCTTTGTTAATGCTTCTTCAAAAGATTCTTCAAAAATAATTTCATTCTCAAATCCCTCAATATCCATCTTAACAAATCCAATACGACCCACATCAAGTGAATCAATAATACTATTAAGTGTTTTTGTCTTTACCTTAACAGTCTTACCACTATGAGGATCTGTTCTATGGGAGATGAATGAGTTCATTGTAGAGTTGCGTTCGTGAATATTGAACTCAGCTTCACCATCTTCTGTTCCAACAGCGATGTTGTGTGCCTCAATATTTTTAATACCAGCAAGATCCACCAACTCATTAAGGAGAGCAAAGTGTGAAGGAGTTGGTTCTACTGAAAATACCTTTTCACATACAGGAGCAGCAAAGATGGAGAACAATCCAATGTTTGCTCCAAGATCAATTAGATTAATTTCTTCTTGGTCCTTGAGAAACCAGTAGAAGTCAGTATTAAACTGCTTTAGAATATGAACTACACACGAATGTTCTGCAAAGGCATGATTTTTATAATTCTCTGATGATGAGAGATCAATCACATTTCCCGCAATGTCGGAGAATTTAAGAAGATTTGTCATGATGTTACTTTATGAATGTATTGTAAGGGTTCTTCAGCAATCACGGTCTTCATCCACTCACGAAGACCACCGTGCTCTTTATTTAGTTTTGCGGCAGCAGCACCACCAGCTTGATGCATAACTTTGATGCACATTGGATCTCCTGTTTTAGGATCATCAAGGTAAAGTGCATCATCTTTCACATAGATCTGTGCCCAACTTTCCCAGTGATTGTTATTTTCACCCCAAGTATTACAGAGACCATAAGAAACATTCGTTCCCATAGCATCAATAATTTTTGTAGTATATTTTCCTGAGTGAAAGATCTGATTTAAAGTGTCTTGCTCATCACCAATACCATGAGCATATGGATTTACTTCATCTTTAATTCTTTTTGCTTCTCTATTCAGTTCATGCCAGTCATACCAGAACTGTTTATTGTTTGATGCAATTAAACCAGCATTAATAAATTTTTGAACTGGAATGTATTCTCCATTTCCAAATGGAGGTAGATGCATAATAGTAATGCCTGGATGAGAACTTGCTTTATCTAATGAGTTGTTGTTACGAACTCCAATAATATCCTCATCACTTTCAAAAAGTTCCGTCATCGGTCCAGTTACAACACAGTCACCATCAATATGGACAACCATATCATAGTCATCAACAAAAGGAAGACAACTTGGTGGCATCATCCACACATTATTCAACCAAGGATCTTTCACCATTGCTTCATTTGTTGCCTTTGTATCAAATACAAAAAAGTCTACATCCGAATGAAAATGGTTGAATGAGTTTTTAAGTTCATCTAAACCAATATAATCAATGTAATCATCAGTAACCCAAGTTGTTACAGCAATCTTTTTCATTTCTCCCCCATAATCATAAACGCATTGTTTAAATCAACACCAGACACAAAGATATTCTTATATCCTTTATCAACCATATAATCACGGATAAACTCAGGTTTCAAGCAGTGCTTATGTCTTCTATTGTTCCAAGGTCTCCAATACTTCTGACTATAATCAGGAAGATAGAGGAACAAAACACCTCCATCTTTAAGTCTATCATACCAATAATCCATTGTAGCAACCCAATCAGGGACATGTTCTAGACAATGACTAGAAAAAATGTAGTCAGGTTCCACAGGTGGAAGATTATCTGCTTCCCATCCATTATCAAATGATAGGTCAATAGGAACAGAATCTGGGAAAGCCCATTCCTTCTTCATACATCCAACATCATATCCATACCCACTACAAACGTGCTTGGCAAATGGAATAGCAAACTGTGATGCATTCCCTATGGTTTGAAAATGTGGATAGGTGTCACCTTTATACTCTACTACTTGCATATCATCTTATGTGGGGTACTGAATAGATAATCAATCTCAGTTTTGTTCTTCTCATTATGTGCAATAATTACATACTCATCATAAGAAGTATCTAAGACATCTATAATATAATTTAGAGATGTATTAATTGTATACACACTCTTTGCTTTCTCAAAAACTTTACACCAATCAAACAGAGTAAACCCCTCAATGTATTGAAGTTCTACTGCAGGAAGATTATAGTTTTCTGGTTTTAATAGATCACAATTTCTATTTTCATTGTAGAGATTATTGATGAACACAAACTCAGAATCATCTTTGAGATCAAGAACATTATAGTACAAGTCATCTTCTTTTTCAAAGTTACGATCAAACTTAAAATAATCTTGCCAGTCCGAATAATCAAGTCCAACCATTGAGTACTTAGAACTCATAATTTTACCATCATTATGAGTCATGTCTGCCGTAGCAGTACTGATGAAAGCACCATTCTCTTCAACTACTGCTCCAGCACCACGATCATAGATGTCTTTTCCTATAAAATCATCATCAGTTGTAGGAAAATCAATATCTTTAATGTAGTCTTTAATCCAGTAGATGTCAGGTCTTAATGGCCAAATGATTTTATAACCATTCTGCATCATCACTCTAGCAATTTTCTGACAAAAGAAAACATCACCGATGCCAGCAGGTTGCTTAATTAAACATGGTTTCATACGTAAGCTACTAGGATATAATCATCATCTGGATTGATAGATTTATAATAAGTAAACTTATATTCTGGGTTGATATCCAGAATTCTTGCCTTTAATTCTTCTTGAGACCCACTAAAGTAAATGGGAATGTCATCAATAACAATTGTATGATCCTTAATAGGGTGATCTTTAATCATATCAAGTTCTTCCATTGTCGGAACACCACCACCCTCAGCATGTGCATCCAACCAGAAACAAGCTTTCTGATCTACCTTCTTAAGGATTTCTTTTACACAAACCCTAGAATCACCCAACCAAAGATTTACATTATCATTGTCTTTAAACTTTTCAAGGCAGTGATTATATCTTTCTTCGGATAGTTCACAACTAAAAATCTGTTCAAATCCCAGACCAACAGCATAGTTTACTGCATCACCCATGTAAGTTCCAGTTTCAACAAAGTGCTTACAGTCTCTACCAATACCAAAATCTTTAAAGATATAGTAGAAAGAATGAATACCTTCCTTCAGTGCTTTTTCAAATACTTCTCTAGTCATTTTGTTTCTCCGTTAAAATAGTTTTCATAAATGAAGTCTTCCAATATCTCCATTTTCAATGCTCTCTCAAAATTGTCTTTGACTGCATCCATTTTATCATAATACATTTCCTCAGTCAAAGATTCAATATCAAAACTGTCTTCAAGGATGATCATACCTTCAGTATTAAACCACTTCCCAACAGAAGGAGTACCATAATAAATTGGAATAGTTCCAGTTAAAAAACAATCAAGAAGTTTTTCACTGAAATACTGATCATTATTCTCAATAGCAACTGAGAACATATAGTCTGCAAGTGCATCTTCTTTATATTCTATTTCATTAAAACCACGACCAAACAAAGGGGCATAATCCTTTAATTGATCTAACATATGTAATCTCTGTTGGTGTCCAGGAAGATGAGATTTGTTTGATGCTAAAATAGAAATTAATTTATCCTTTGGATAAATTTGAGGTTCACGGATCCAAGATCCATTACCAGGAATCCAACAAATTCTATCATGAAGAGCACATAATTCTTCACTCCAAGTAAAAATTTTATCATAAACATTCATATACTTATCAAGATTATTCTTGATATCATCAATAAGTGGTTGAACTAACCAACAACACTCTAAGATAATCCCATATTTCTTTTTACTTGCATTGTCTTGCAGTCCTGCAGGGATGAACCTATCAATGTAAAATGTTTCATCATCAGAAGTTAAGTTATTAAAGGTAAGTTGTTGTTTACCTTCACCTTCATGAATCCACTTAATATACTTTGACTCTTTACCATGAGTTGTATATCCTTTGTTTCCGTTAGTAAGATGAATGAAAGTATCATTCAACAGTTTAAAGTTTTTCATTTCAGTAAATACTTTTCTTTATTGAAAGGTTCTAGTTTTCTATCATTTCTTAGGAAAATAGAATCACCCCATCCTTCTTGTTGATATGAATCTGACATCTCTGCTAATGCAAATCCTCTTTCCACCAACCACTGTGCAATGGCTTCATGAGTAGCACCCGTATTGTTTCTATCATTGAGAGAAGTCTCTATGAAAATCATATTAATATACTCAAGATCATCTTCAAAACCTTTCAAAATTTCAAGTTCTGCGCCTTCTGCATCAATATTCAAGAAGTCATATTGATTCATGTCAATATTATTTTCTTGAATTAGTGTAGACAGTTTCTTAGTAATAACTTTAACATAGTTTCCACCAGAAAGTTTTCTTGATAAATGATCAGAATATGCTACTGGATTTAAAGTAGAACAATCATTGGCAAGAAAGAATTCTTTTTCTAAACCATCCTCACTATATACACATTCATTAAAAGAAAGATATCCACATCGATCAGCAACTGGTTTTGACATTGTATCAAAAACAAATTCATTTGCCTCAACACCAATAACTTTATCTCCAACTAATTTACTGTAGCAGTAGTGCTCTACAAAGTCCCAAAGACCAACATGAATAATACCTTTGACATCCACATTCAGTCTTTCAAAACTACCAACATAGTTGATATTATCATGAAGAGGATGTGGATGAAATCCAGTCTCCTTATCATAAGAAGCGTATGGTCCTAATTTACTCATATTAAACGGGGTGATAAAAAGGGGTGTAGTTGTCAGATTCAACCTGAGAACTAATCCAAGAATAAGTTTTACGAATACCTTCTTCTAGGGTCTGAGAATAGTCCCAATCAAGGTTCTCACGAATAAGATCATTATTAGAGTTACGTCCACGAACTCCAAGAGGTCCATCAATATGAATCTTGGAGACTTCCTTATTAGCAACCTTAGCAGCAGTCTCTACAAGTTGATTGATAGTAACCATCTCTTCAGAACCAATATTCACAGGACCCATGAAGTTACTATCCATTAGTCTTCTAGTTGCTTCAATGCATTCATCAACGAACAGGAAGGAACGAGTTTGTAAGCCATCTCCCCACACTTCGATTGCTCCACCTGACTCCGGGAGGTAAGCGACCTTACGGCAGATTGCAGCTGGTGCCTTTTCTCTTCCACCGTCCCAGGTTCCTTCGGGACCAAATATGTTGTGATAGCGAGCAACCCGAACAGGAATACCGTAATTGCGGTTGTAAGCAAAGTAAAGTCTTTCACTAAAGAGTTTTTCCCAACCGTACTCTGAATCAGGGTTAGCAGGGTATGCGGATTCTTCACGGCAGTCTGGGTTATCGGGGTCTAATTGGTTGTGCTCTGGATACATACATGCCGAACCAGAGTAGAAAATCTTAGTTGGTTGCAACCAAAGAGGACGATTTGCTTCTGTCCATTCTTTCACTTCACCATTGAAAGTCTCATTCAGTTTGCGAACTTCTTCAAGGACATTCAGGTTGATAGACACGGAGTTATGCATGATGTCTGCATCGTTCTCACCTGTGAAAACAAAACCTGCACCACCCATATCAGCAGCAAACTGATAGATCTCATCAAAAGGTTTGACTAACCGATAAGGAATTTCATTATAAAAATTACCTTGATGACCTTTAAATTGAATAACACGACGAACAAAATCTACATCACGCAAGTCACCTTGAATAAACTCATGTGCTTGTGTTGATGAAAATTCTGGATACTTAAGATCTACACCACGCACCCAATACCCTTCGGAACGTAGTCTTTTGACCATGTGACTTCCAATGAATCCACCAGCACCAAGCACAAGTGCTGTCTTCTTATATTCAGACATTAATAAAAAAGTTTCTTCTTATATATCATACAAAAAAAGACCCTTGTTGTCAAGGGTCTTTGAAGGTCTTGTCATGCACGCCACTTGCTCTTTTATCAGAAGCAAGAAACTGAGCGGCAACGTAATCACCCGCACCACTTGCTCTTAGGTAAAGCAAGAAACCATCAGAGGTCTTTGAAAACTACAGGGAATTTTGATTTAAGAAGACCAATAACTCTATTAAGTTTTTCTTCTAACTCAGAAGTGTTTCCAGATACTGCTGGAGCAGGTGCTTCTGCCTTTGCTTCTAATGCTTGAAGTCTTGACTCAACTTCAACATCATACTTAGACATTGCTGCCCCACTTGCAGACTTTGCTGCTGTTCCTTTAGTTGACATAGAACTATAAAATTAACTCTTGGATTATTTAGTTTTTAAAAGGGTCTAATGACTCCACCAGGACTAGTTTACACGACTTACCGAGTCTCTTGTATAACAAGGAACACCTCCTGGATCTAACCATTTAGGATATTCTGGGTCTTCAATAGCAAGAAGCATTTGATCTCCATTATCAAACAAATAAACATCAGAGTATTTTTTAGTATACTCATTTGATTTTTGCATACGAAAATCTGGTTTACCATTAAGTTGAATGTAACCTCTCTGAACGAACCTATAAGGAAATCGTTCATGAATAACAATGGTTTTTGTTGAGGCAACAGACTTAGGATCTAGATCGTTCATGCTTCGACTGCTTCAAGATCGACAGAGATTTGTTCCATCAAAATATCATAATCATCAAGAGCATCACCTGAGAAGACGACACCAGTGTTTTCATAATAACGACGGACCTTTTTGAGAAGTTTCGGATTCTTCACATCCAGGAAGAACTCTCCATTCACCGCACCCCTGAGGGTTTGGATGTCTTTCTTGAACTTAGTAGTCAGTGTCATTGTTTCGTTTGTTGACCTTAGTATTATAAGGGTTTGACAGGGTTTCTGTCAAGTGGGGATAGATGATATTCTATCCAATACAGGCTACTGGAGTCGAACCAGTTTTCCATCGTTTATGAGACGATCGCAATTACCGAAGTGCTAAGCCTGCTCGTTTAGGAACCTTCGTTGTGTTCAGTGTATATGCGTATGAGTTCCTCATCTGCAGGAACCATTACTGCTTTATGTTTTCCGTTTGTTATTCCTATTGACTCACCATTCTCAACCTTTGAAATCAGTTCTTCCCAGTTCTCTTGCCAGTGTTCCACTGAATAAAATTTCATAGTTGCATTATGTATAATAAAATTATGTGGCAAGTTCCTGTCGCCGCTACTCCTGAACCTGCCAAAGGGGAGCACCGCAGTTGATCTCTCAACCTTCAAATTATACTACTCAAAATTTACTCTGTCAATTATTTTGCAAGATATCTCTAAAATAAAAATCAATCTGAGTTAAACTTCCAGTTGGTGGTTGAATATCATTCTTTGCCCATCTATCACATAGACTAGACATCTTTAACGTGATACCTCTTGGTCCATACATTCTTGCAAATGAGGACATTGCAAAATTAAATCTATTTTTATACTTCTTTTCCATGATCCAAATGTATCTCCGTATTATGAATTTTTGCTATTCCTATGACCGGAACTACTATTAAAGCATAGCACAAAATAAAGAGAAACACATCGTTCTCCATGAGAGTTCTAACTACTGCTAACATTTTGCTTACCGCACAAAAAGATAGAGACAACTGCAGAAAAATAATGCAGTCATCTCTATCTATTAAAATCCTGATGAGTTCTTATACTTATAACAGGAAGTCCTAACAATACATTTATTTGCCCCTATACCTTACTGGCCATGTCAAATGCATACCAATAACAAGCAAAAAAATGAAAGCAAATACAAACAAAGAACTCATAACTTAAACTCTACCAACTAAAGAAAGAACCCCATGAGAGTAAAAAATCAAGAGAATACCTCCAAGAATAGCACTGATAACAGCAGCAGTTTTATTATGTTTATCTATTGCTTTGTTAATCATTTCCTGACACTCTTTTTTAGATACAAAGTGTTCAGGTTTGATCTCATCCATCCTGTGAGACATTTGATTTTCTATCAAGTGGGTCCGGTTGCCCTCCTACTATAGCACAAGCACGTACATAAAAGTAGTTGTCTGTTGTACTGTTTTCTTCAAACTTTTCTTTAATGATTGCCCAGTTTTGTAATTCGTCGGGATGCATGGTAGAAAGAAAGTGTCTATAACACTATTTAATGTAGCAATATGCTACACTAATACTAACTATGTGCATATCTTAACGGAAGCGACTGGATTTGAACCAGTGGTGCCTGTGAAGACACGTCAGTTTTCAAGACTGATGCAATAAGCCGCTCTGCCACGCTTCCAATTTATCGGACATCAAAGTCCAATCTACGAACCTTACGTCTGCGTCTTTCTTCCTGATAGATGAGTTCTTGACTAGAGAAATGACTATCAATCTTTCTCTCCACATTATTAGTCACCATTACAACTTTATCCAAGTCTTTGGCACCAATTTTATTATCCACAATACTCATTTGATTGGGACAACCGCAGAACTGAACTTTGCTAGTGCTCGTTAGTTCTTTTCTACACTCTTTACATCTGATAGTAATCATTAGTAATACATTGAATTCGACATGGGCGAAGAGGGGATCGAACCCCCGACAACTTGAATGTAAATCAAGTGTTCTACCTCTGAACTATTCGCCCAACTCCCCCGGCAGGAATCGAACCTGCAGTCCTACGATTAACAGTCGTTTGCATTACCGTTATGCTACAGAGGATTATTATACTCTTTATTTGTCTTGAAGTAGAGTTTATAATATCTCTTCTTCATTTCATTAAGAGTGTCCATATCATCTCGAAACCCCATATATTTACATAGTTGGGAAGACCCTTCCAACTCACTAATTAATCTTAGTATATTGACAGGGTGTCTTTCAAGTCCTCCAAAATCATATTGTGACATAATAATAGTTTGGAGAAAGCGGGTGATCGGGTTCGAACCGACGACATTCAGCTTGGAAGGCTGACGTTCTACCACTGAACTACACCCGCATATGAATGGGCCTTACATGGAAGAGGAGGTGGTGGTGGTCTCTTCCAATGCCCAGCGACTCAAGTAGGATTCGAACCTACGACCGACTGCTTAGAAGGCAGTTGCTCTATCCTGCTGAGCTATTGAGTCATAGATAGGGGATTAACCCCTCTCAACACCGTCGTTGTTTTGAACAAAGTCATCATACTGTTTTTCTGTGATTTCGTCAAGTGATACAACTTCTAAATCTTCTTCTGGATCAAACCATTCATCAAATTCTGCCATGATTGCCATTTGATCGTAGATTCGGTCTACTCCCTTACCATTGTACTCTTGGACTTTACCAATTGCCCATTCACGAACTTCTGATACAATTTCTTCAGTCTCCATCATAATAGTCTTTTCGGAAGTACCTGCTGAGGATGTTACTATTGTAGTAGGCAGGTCCTCCTGTGTCAAGTGATTCAGTGAGGACTCCGTGGATGAAGAGTTGTCTTGTTTCTTCAAAGTTTGTTTTGCCACCTGTTTTATGTAAAGACAAGATAGTTCTACTAAAATTTTGTCTACCCAATAGTTCAATGTCTTCTTTAAGTTCTGGACAAGACCCATAATACTTTCTCCAATCAGATTCAGATTTTACTTTTCGTTTCTTTCCTTTAGGCGTTCTATGCTGCCAAAAATACTTTCGCCCAATGTATTGTCGTTGGTTTGTGAGATTGGTAATGTTATAAACAAAACCGTAGTTGTCCCGAATAAGACTACCATCAAAGGGAGTGCCCAAATAGATCCATGGGTTTTCATAGTCAATATCTGTACTCATCAATAATGTCCAATACCTTATTCAGGTATTTATCTGCTATGTGAGTAATTCCTTGACTATAAGGTTCATTCCCAAGTTCATCTTTAAGTTTGAGAACTCTGACTTTGAATTCATCTTTCTTCAATTCATTCTTAGGCATGATTACTCACAAAGTTTCTTTCCCTATTTAAGCACATTTCAAAGTTGGAAACCACTGAATGTGTCCTTTTTCACATCTTGCTTGATTCCACCAACCACATAGGACTCCACCTCAGTCTCCTGTGGTGCCACCTGAAGACCCTTAGAAGAGATCCAGTGCTGTGTCCAAGGTAATGGGTTGTTGCTTGCTGCAATGTCATACTGAGGTCTTAGACCAATTGCCTTGAGACGGCGATTGGCAATCCACTCAACATACTGTTGAAGTAGTTTATCGTTCAGACCAATCATAGATCCATCCTTGAACAGATAGTCTGCCCAACGTTTCTCTTCATTCACAGCACGATCAAATGCCTTATAAGTCCACTCTTCCTCTTCCTTCATGATCTGCTTCATTTCGGGGTCGTCCCCTGCTTTCCACTTGTTGAGGATATTTTGAGTAATTGCAAGATGCTGATTTTCATCTCGTGCGATAAGAGAGATGATTTTAGCGGATCCTTCCATAAGCTTGAGTTCACCAAACGCAAACGAGCAAGCAAAGGAGACATAGAACCGTATACCTTCCAGAATGTTGACGTTTGCCACGGCTCTGTAGAGTTTTCTTTTGAGTTCATACTTTCCTTCTAATGCTGTAGGAACTTGTTCCAATGCATGTTGCCAATCATTAGAGTTGTCATACTGATGAGCACTACCAATGAAATCATCATAGGCTTCAGTAACACTACTGGCACGTTCCAAGATGCGTTTGTCCGTCACAATCTTATCAAAGACCTCTGAGGGGTCGCTGTAGACGTTCTTGATGATATATGTGTATGATCGACTATGGATCATCTCCATGAACCCCCAGACCTCCATACATGCTTCTAGTTCAGGTAAAGAACAGTAAGGAATGAATGCCATACCAGGACCACGACCCTGAATGGAGTCAAGCATGATTTGATACTTCAGATTAGAAGTATAAATGTGCTTTTGTTCTGGACGAAGTAATTGATAATCACCACGATCCTTCTGCAAAGAAACCTCTTCAGGTCTCCAGAAGTATCCTAATTGTTGTGTGGTAAGTTTATCAAATACAGGATATTTGTATGAATCATATCTTTGGATACCCAAAGGTTTACCAAAAAACATCGGTTGCTTTTTAGTATTTACTTGTTCTGTATTAAAGACGGTCATGCCTCTAATTTCCTTTTTCACATTTTCCACTGACGAAACCTTAAACTGCACAGGATTCACACTCTCCCTCCTCGGATTGTTCTAACTCGTTTAACAAATTATCTAATGTAGATTTGTCTTCTTCTACTTCATCATTTTTCATGTCGTGAGTGTTTTGGTAGTAAGAAGTTTTCCAACCGTACTTATATGTAGTTAAAAAGTCTTGTGCCATGGTGGACACTGGGACTTCATTATCAGGATAGTTTTCTGGATTGTAACTCCAGTTGCCAGAAATTGCTTGGTCAAAGAATTTCTGCATCACAGCAACAACATTAATATAACCACGATTGGACTCCATATCCCAAAGTAGAGTGTAATTGTTTTTAAGAGATCCATATTGAGGAACAATCTGTTTGAGTGGTCCCTTTTTACTCTTCTTAATGGACAAATAGTCTCTAGGTGGTTCGATTCCATTGGTTGCATTTGACACAACGGAACTGCTCTCTGATGGCATTTGAGCAGACAGTGTTGAGTGCCTAAGTCCATGGGTGGAGATAGATGCGCGAAGATTCTCCCAATCATGCACTAACTCCTGAGAAGAAACTTCATCAACATCATTCTTATATGTATCAATTGGAAGAATTCCATCAGCATACTTGGTGCGACCAAAATCATGACACCATCCTTTCTCTTTCGCAAGTTCATTAGAAGACTTCAAAAGGTAATATTGAAAGGATTCTGAAAGACCATGCACAGCATCCCATGCCTCTTGTGAGTCATAGTTATAACCCAACTTAGCAAGATAATGCGCCAACCCAATAAAACCTACTCCAAGCGATCTACGTGCCTTTGTGGCACGCTCTGCTGCCTTTACAGGGTACTCTTGATAGTCAATGAGTTCTTCCAATCCTCTGACTGCCAAATCACATAGATCCTCAAGTTCTTCATCAGACTTAACCTTACCAACATTAATTGCAGAAAGAATACACAATGCAATTTCACCACACTCATCATCAATATGATTGATTGGATCTGTAGGAAGTGTGATCTCCTGGCATAGGTTACTCATATTCACCTTATCCTTAAAGGAAGAGTGACTATTACAATGATCGATGTTCATGATATACAAACGACCAGTCTCTGCTCTCTCCTTTAGGATATTCAGAATTAATTCTTGTGCGCCGATAGTCTTTCTTGGAACAGACTCATCTCGTTCAAACCCCACATATAAATCATCGAACCTGTCAGTACCAAAGGAATCATACAAACCTGGTACATCATGCGGTGAGAACAAGCTAATCTCTCCATTCTGGATGAAACGTTCGTAGAAAAGTTTTGAAATCTGGATTGAGTAGTCAAGTTTGCGTACCCGATTGTCTTCTGTACCTTTGTTGTTCTTGAGAACAATAATGTCCTCTATTTCTTGGTGCCAGATAGGAAAGTGAACTGTAGCAGAACCACCTCTGATGCCGTTTTGAGTGCAGCATCGTACAGTTGATTCAAACTTTTTAAGGAAGGGGACCACGCCTGTGTGTTGTACCTCTCCGCCTCTGATTTTAGCGTTGATGCCACGGATTCTACCTGCGTTGATGCCGATTCCTGCACGTTGTGCAACATATTTACCAATAGCCATGTCACTGCTAAAGATAGAATCGAGGGTGTCATCAACATCAACGAGAACACAACTCGCAAACTGACGCAATGGGGTTCTGACCCCTGCCATGATTGGTGTTGGGATGTTGATTCTGTGTTTGCTGATTGCGTCGTAGTATCGTTTGACATATGACAGTCGTGTCTCCTTAGGATATTCTCTAAAAATTGTTAGAGCAATCATAATGTACATGAACTGTGGAGTTTCATACACTCCACTTGTGCTTCTATCCTGTACTAGGTATTTATCTACAACCTGCCTTAGACCAGCATAAGTGAATAAGAAGTCACGATCATGATCAATAAAATTATTTGCTTTACCAATCTCCTCTTTACTATATTTGTCGAAGATTTCTTTATCGTACACATCAATATTGGTGCAACTGAGGATATGATCTTCAAGTTTAGGCATCTCCTTCATCTTTCCATAGAGACTCTTTCTCACAGAAAACAAAAGAAGTCTTGCAGCAACAAACTGATAATTTGGATGGTCCAAATCAATTAAGTCACTTGCAGACTTAATCAATATTTCTTGGATTTCTCCAGTAGTAATTCCATCATAAAACTGAATACCAGACTTCATCTCAACTTGACTTGCAGACACACCTGCAAGACCCGTACATGCCTCTTCAACCATGAGATGCATCTTATCAAGGTCAAGAGACTCAACTCTTCCATCTCTCTTTTTAACTTTGGTGCCGTTGCTCATATCTTTTTCCAAGTGGTGAATTTAAGGTGTGCTTCTAGTCCAGTATATGTATTTGATTCTATCACGGACTGGACATCCAGTCCAGACATAACCATATCGTTTATGTCTTTTTCATCTATGTTTGAAGGCCAAATAACTACGGAGTGGCCACTATCGATTGTGTTCCCAATACGCCTGACGATTTCACTGTTCCTTGGTTCATTATCATAGATCCAAATAGCATTGCTGATCCCCCAACGATCAATATCAGCATCAGCTCCGCACATAGCAATCGAGTTGCGAATGAACGTGCTGTCGAAAGGTCCTTCTGTAATATAGACTGGAATATCTTTTCTGATATTGTCAAGTCCGTAGATTTTTGGCGCATCTTCATTAAACATTACCGTGATATATTTAACCTTGCTTGGACCTAGAGATCTCCCCTGCAATCCAATTAAGTTCTTTTCATAATAAAGTGGAATAATTATCCTCTCTTCATCATGCTTTGTATCATCAAAAGTTGGTTTGAGTGTATTTACAAATTTCTTAAAATTTTCTGCATAGTAAAAATCATTTGAGTTGATTTTTCTAGCAGTAAGATATCCATCTGCACTAGGATTCTCTGATGCTTTTGGAAGATCAATCTTCTTCCTAAACTTTGGTGCTTCAAAGTGAAACTTTGGTTCCTCTACTACAGTTGCTCTACCAGTTGTTCCTTGTTTAAATCTTTCAAAAACGTATTGTTTATGAACAATCGGGTCCAGTTGTTTTAAAAAACTACTGAACGTCATTGAAGCACCACAATTATGACATCTAAAGTTTACATCTGCTTTCACAGAATATAGATACCCTCTGGTCTTTGATTTGTTCTTCTTTGAATCTCCACAGATGGGACAACGAAAGTTATACAGATCTGATTTTACTCTTTTAAACTTCTGCAGTTTTGAAGATACAAGATTAATAAATTTTGAATCAATATGATTCATTCACAAAGGCAACCGCTGGTGATACTATAGCACTTTCTGCGGAAGAAATCAATGGTCTAAGAGTTTTGATTGCCTGTGGGTTGGTCAGAATTAGAATTCCTCCCAGTGCTCCGATGCCAATCCAAAGTTTCCGTTCCAATAATGATAATCGTTTAGTAACACTGTCATGATCGCTGTCCATTTTATCACGGAGTTTGTCGATTTTATCAAACAACACCGAGTCAATCTCTTCTTGTTTAGAAATTCTTTCTTCATGTACCGCAAGCATCCTACTCACGTTATTATTTACTTCAGCAATTTTTTCAATTGCAGAATCAAGTCTCGTAACTAATGCCTCAAAATTACCAAGTCTTTCTTCTAGAACAGCTACTTTCAAATTATCCATTGTCAGATTTCCAGATTTTCCTTACACCCTTCATATAGATATATTTTTTTTTCTTCTTCAATCTTACTGGAGGATCGTCACCCGCCTCTACAGAACCTGCAATCTTACCTCCACCTATATTATTGGTAGGAGGTACTTCCTCACGAATTATTTGTATAATTTTGTCAAGAGGATTAATTTTCATTATAGATTTTGTAGAGTTCGGTTAAACAATTCATATCGACTTGAATATCATGAATACCAGATTTGGGATATTCAGGAAACCTACCAAGAAAAATAATAAAACTTTTCATAGCAGACCAAAGTTCACTCTCTATTTTAAAAAACAACATTGCAGTTGTTGCTTCCCCAAAAATATTATAGAGAACAATAAAATGATTCAAGAGAAGATGAGTTTTTAATTGACCGGTATTTTTATATCTCTTCAGTAGTCTTTTGATATACTTGAAGTGATTTAAATCCCGGTCAAAGTCTTCTTTTGTTACCGCTTGAGGATTCTCATAATTTTTAATTGCAAAGAGGAGAAAATTATCCTCGTTCAATTCATTAAATATCATATATTACATACCAATTATTTCTGGTCAGGGAATGCAGGAACATTACCAGTAGTAATACCAGACATTGCGACAAGAATTTCTTTCTTGACTCTTAAAGTACCGTGCGTATCAGTATAAGTTGTAATACCAACCCAACCTACACCAGTCTCATATGCGGTTCCAGATGCAGTCTGAGAACCACCTTCAGCAACACCATATACAAAAGTGTCCTTATCACCATTAAGTTGACTATAATTTGAATCAACAATAGTACTCTTAGGACACTGAGAAATAGTAAATGATGTGCCAATTGGTCCAATTGCACCACCAGTTAAGTTCGCAGTCGATCCAATCGTCAATGTAGTTGCGTTTGTAATACTAGTAATTACAGCATCACCAAAATAAGTGGTGAAACCATTAGAAGTGTCAGCATTTCTAATTCCAAATCTGATGATATCACCAACTTGTGCCTCAGTATGTCCAGCACCTGCTGCTCCAAAAGTAGTCCCTGTGCCAGTTACTACACCAGTGGCGTAGTTGAGGACCACAGTACCAGCTGAGTTCAGGTTATCATTATTGCCCCAGAGTGCCATGTTTCTCTCTCGTTTAATTTATTTGCTATAAGATATTTATAAAATTACTCACCCTCACGGGCAGCAATTGCTTTTGTTACAACCTCTAAAAGTTGATCGTCCATATCAGTCTTGGTCAGCTTAACTGCCTTAGAAAGAATAACAAGACAGATCTCAACCATCTTCTCACCCAGTTCTTCATTTTCAGGAATGTTTGCGACGGCATCTTTAACAATCTTTGCTGCTAGTGGAAGTAAAAAAGTAAGCATAGTAAACCTCAGTTGTTAATACTATATAT